TAACTGCTTTTTTTCTTCTTCAGATAACATCCATGAATTTCCAGTTTCAGACTGAACTCTATTATTTGTAGAAACTAGCCTCTGCACAACAGCGGCTAACTTGACAAGGTGTTCATCATTTTTAACACCTACTTCTAAATATTCTTTGATTAACGGCACAATGACAGTTGCGTCACCTACATTTTTTATTAAAGGTCTTAACTCACCAATTAACATATTTATTTGACGGTCCTTTTTAGAACTGTTAGAATAAATATCCTTCATTAATTCAGAAAAAGTTTTTCCTTTAAATATCTCTATATCAAAATCCATAAATTCCTTTAAAATAAATATCTTATTCTAAGAATTCTGACTTTTTAAATTTAGCTTGATTTAAAGTTGCATGACCTGTATGTTTATAATTATAATACATTTCAGCGTATGCAGTTTTCATTGTGTTTACAACTCGAGTAATATATTGAGTTTTCACTCCGGTTCGATCTCGTATCATAATATAAAGAGCTTTCTTATTAAAGTTTTCAATATTTTCTCTAGTTCTAAATAACTCTAATACTGAATCTGCTACTTGAATATCTGCGTGCTTTTTATATAAAGCATTTAGATTGTCATCCATATACTTTACAAACAAATCCATAAATTCTGATTTTTCTTGAACATCTTCTTCACGCATTACTTCATTAATAACATTGCGTCTAGTATCAATTATTTCAGGCTGTTCTGTATTTTTAAATTTATTGTAATTTGCGTTATTATGAATAATCAAATAATTTTTTGCAATAATTGAAAAATAGGAAAAAGCCTTTCCCTTAGTTGGGTCAGTGTATTTATGAATCTTTTCATTTAAAAATGCAACCACTTCATGCTTTACATCTTCATAAGGAACGTCGAAATGATAAAATTTAAAAGTATGAATAATATTTTCAACTAATTTATCAAATGGATATTTAATCTCTGCATCATATAATTTATTACGTTCATACTCATCTTCTAATTGATTATATAACAATATTGCATTTTCAGTATCTTTAGTAAAGTACTGTTTATTTTTCGGTTTGCGACCTCGAGTTTTTGGCTCACTCACAACTTCAGGTACTTCTATCACAACTTCAGGTACTTCTAAAATTTCTACTGTTTCCATAATTTCTAAATTATCTTGTAAACTCATAAGTGTCTTGTATTGTTTGATTTAAATCAGAACTAATATCTTTAATTGCTTTGAAAACGAAACCAACTTCATCATCAGATTCAAAAGCTCCTTTAATATCTAATTCTTTTAATTGTATTTCTGTTTGTAACGATTTTTCTCGAATTACATCAAACTTAGTTTGGTAAAATAGTGTAGCTTCTTCTAAAGCTTCATTTTGTTTAATTAAGTTATAACATCCATATCCTAATCCAATTTGGATCAGCGATAAAACTATGAGTATTAAAATTATTGTCATTATCCGAATAATTCATTAAACGCATCCTTTAAGCTAGCGTCAGCTACTGGATTGTTTACGTTAGTTAATTTTGATTTAATTCTATTTTGATTGGGCTCTGCTACAACAACTTCAGGTTGATGTGTAATAGCTCCTTCAATTAAAGTAGCTAAATGATCGGCGTGATGTAAAAGAATTGGCAAATCTGTTTTCAATGCGAATTCAGGTTGCCCTGCCATTAAATAAGATTCATTTCCTTTTGAATATAATCCGTCATGAAGCTTGATTGCTAAATATTCATTTTCAGAATATGCAACTCCAAATTCTTGAAGCAAAAATACACTTCTATCTGGAACTTTCATAAATTGTAATTTAGGATTGATTTTATAAACCTGACCTCTTTTTACATGCCAATCTGAATCGTTAGGAATATAATATTCATCTGTCGAAGATCCTACCTTTCCTAAATCATGATTAATAGCAGAAAATACTAACTCTTCTTTAGTATAATTTTTAGTGTCAGCACCTAATGAATCCCAAGTGTCCCATAATTCAATAGCACATTTTACAACTCGATTAACGTGATCGATATAACCTCCTGGCCAGCAATTATGTCTAGAAGTGTTTGAAGACGCTGGAGCTGTTAAAACTCTATCAGCTAGCGATTCATACATTTTAATTAAAGCTTCTTTACGAGGACTTTGAATGTACGTTTCAATATATAATATTAATTGCTCCCATTGAGCTTCTGTATTTTGTTTCATAACTTAAAGTATTTCGTCAATTAATCCTAATTCCTTTGCTTTTGCAGCAGACATATAATAATCTTTGCGACAAGCTTTTCTCCAAAACTCTTCATTTTGATTTGTTTTGATTGCCATGATTTTATAAAAATCTTCTTCTAACTCGTCAATATGATCCGCATTTGCTTTGATATCAGCTGATTTACCAAATATCTCTGCTGATGCTTCATGCACCATAATAGTGGTTGATTTAGAAGCTGCTCTTACTCCAGTACCGCAACATAAAATCATAGCACCTGCAGACATTGCACGACCACGAGCAATAATATTAACAGGCACTGCTAAAGACTCGATATAATCAATAATACCTAAAGCTTCATATACATCTCCTCCATTGGAGTTAAGTAATAAATTAATAGGAGCATCTTTTTTATCTTCAGGTCTGTTAGCTAAGATTATTCTTACTTTTGAAATAAAGTCAAATAAATTACCTAACTGAATATCTCCATGTAAGTAAATAATAGACTCTTCTATATTGACCCCATAATCAATCTCATTAAAAATGGTCGATTCTTCATTTTCTTTATCTTTATCGTTATCTTTACGTTTAGATAATTTTGATTTACTGTTCATATCTTCATCATACAATCCACTTTTGGATATGTTTATATTTTTATGTAATTGACTCATTTTATTAATTTTAATAAATATAAGATAATCTTTTGTATACTCCAAAAGTTATTTACATTAGTTTTTTAAGTTCTCTGTTTGCTTTTGATAATCTGCGAGTCGCCTCGGCGCGCTTTCCTTTTCTCGTTTCAGTAATTAATACTAATTTTAAATCTTTAATTTCCAATCCTAATTTAGAAATAGCATCTTGCTTTTCTTCTTTAGTCATTTTCTTTTTAGGTTCTTTTACCTCAATTACAGTAGCTGGAATCGTTCCTTTCAATGCAGGTTGCTCTTCTCCTTTATGATAAACAGTGCCATCTTGAGTAACAAAAATTTTCATAAATTTCCATCCTTTAGGCTTGTCTGATTTAGCGGCTCCAGTACCTCGAATTACAGGAGGTTCGACAATTTGTTGTATACATATAGTGCATAGTACAGAAACGCATTCGTTTGAAACTACAGCCCAAGAATTACAAATTTGCCCTTTCCAATGTTTACTGCCTGGCTTTGAATTTTCACAAATCATTAATCTTCGGCCGCGATCGTCAAATTTAGTTTTAAATTCGGATACAGCTATTGCTCCTTTATCTACTACTTTTTTCTGTTTCATAACTATTTATTATTTATTAATATGTTTTAATATCATCGCGCGATGTATACATTGATACTGCTCCTCCAATTGATTTTTGTAAATTTGCAGCTTTTTCTGCGGATCGATCATTAATTATTTGTGGTTGTAAAGCCTGGGCTTGCTCTATCGGGGATTCAATATCCATTAATTCTAATTCAGGCTGAATTCGGGGTTGTTCTGAAGGTTGTTCAGGGTGAATTTCTTCAATTTTAGAGCTAGGATCTTTCTCTTTGAGAAAGTTAAATGCTAATACCATACAAATTGCTAATGGATCAAATACAATGATAAAAAGTAATATTAATATATTAACTACTTTATCCATGGGCGCGTTAAATATTTTTGAAATATATACTAACGAACCTAATTCTGATGATATTTCATTTTTCAATCCTAACTGAGTTACAGCTACTTTAGATTTAGAAGCTGAATCAGTATATGAAATAATTTGACTGTTTAAATTGTCAATATCTAAATTCAATATCTTAATACTAGCGTCTGTTTGTCTAGCACTTTTATCTGCTGAATTAGAAGATTTATTCGAAGTTATTAATTGAGTAGCTCGATGCTCTTGAGAATTTCTAATTGATGATAAATTACTTAACTGAGTATTTTTACTATCTAATTGAATTTTGAATGTATTAACTGAAGACTCATAATATAATTGTTTAGCTGTTAAGCTGTCTACATGAGTTTGAGTTAAATCGTATTTTGATTTAGTCGTTTGATATGCGCTAGATAAAAATCCATAAATTCCAATTGAAGTAATTATCATTATAATTGAAACTGCGACTAAAAGGTACACTCTTAAAGTTTTATTTACGGTATTCCAAAATTGATACAGGAACGAAGCAATTACTAATTTAGAAGCTTCTAAAGTCGAAGCCATTATAATAACTGCTAACGATGCTCCTGCAAACAATTTTGATAATCCTACTATTGAAAAGAAAGCTGCGCAAAAGGCTAATGATAAAGCAATTAACCCAACAAATATTTTCAGTGTAGTTTTATTCATTAGACTCTAATTCTAAACGTTCAACAACTGAATTGATATCTTTAATTATCAATTCTAAAAATTGCACAGCCTCGGCACCACTAATATCAGAATTGCTTATTTGACGTTGCAATGTTTTAAGTTTAGTAGCTTGAGCTTCTAATTTTCTAACGGTATGTTCTTTGTATCTCATGTTAAATTATATTTTAATTGTAATTGAATATAGTAATATTATTATTTATAATTATAATAAATAAGAATATAATTATGTTATTGTTTTTTAAACAGCATCTTTTGCAAAAGAATTTTTATGCAATTTTAAATAATTCAAAAGAGCAAGTTCTTTTGCCTTGGCTTCAATCATAATATCAATGTCAAGTCCGTGAGTATCGATATAATCAGTTACGTAGTCTGAATGTGCTCTAGGATTAAGCTTGTCATTGGATTCATGTAAAGCTTTCGATTCAGAATAATGCACAACTGGCTTACAATCTTTCCAGGTAGATGCTGCTAAATATAGCGCTTCTTTTTCAGTCATATCACCGTCACAAAAAGTATGATGATGATAATCAAACACAATAGGTATACCAACTTTTTGATGAATAAGTTCATGCAAATCTTTTACAGAATACATAGAAGCTTTGTCGTCATTTTCAATAGTTAAACGGGCTCGTACGCCCTCGGATAGTCTATGAAAATTTCTGCACCAAGTTTCAGATGCGCTATACTTATCACCATAGGTAGCACCTACATGAATATTAATTTTGTTATATGGAGTACGAGACAAGCCCATTAAGTCAAATAATAGTGCATGCATCTCTAAATCTTTAATGGTATTGATAACCACTTCTTCTCTAGGCGAAGCTAACAAATTAAATGGACCTGGATGAGTAGTAATACGCAAACCATTTTCTAATGCAAATTGCCCACATCGAGTTAGTACATCACAAATTTGCTTGATATCTGGGAATTGATGTACATCAACTTTGTTACCCCAAGGAAATAAATCGCTACCTAATCGAAAAAAGTAAATATCATTATCTACATTCCACTTAAGAATAGATTCTAAATCTAAAGCATTTTGCAAAGCTAATTGCGAAGCGTGTTCTATACCTTTAAGTTCTAAAGTTGCTTTGCGCATCGCTCTGCCGGTAAGAATACCTTTCTTACCTAATGTCATATTAATACATGCGTAACCAATATTGCCCATAATTTTTATTTGTTAATTTTTAATACTTAAATATAAGTTATTCATTTGTAACATCCAAATTTGTTTCCAAAGAATTTGATTCTTCAATTGGAACGTCTAATTTTGCTTTTAATGAATTTAATTCTTCATTTGTAAATTCTTCAATTACTTCCGCTTCTTGAATTGTTTCACAAAAATAATACTTTCCATCACGTTGTAATAAAACGTCTGCATTAAGCCATTGCTTAATAGCGTCAACATCTTTAACGCGCTTAATCCAAAAGTCTCTTTTAACTTCTACAAGTTTGCCTTCCCATGGTATTAAATCTTTTCTGATTGAATGCATATCTTTTTATTTATAAATTAAAGATAAGTATACCTTTTGTAATTACCAAATTTAATTTAAAGAAATAGGATTTACAAATCCTATTATATTAAAAACTTTACAATATCGCTGCTGATGAAATATAGACAATTGCTTTATTGATAGCTGCTGTTCAACTAACATATATCCATCAAGCATTAAATCTAATACAGCCTCAGTTAATCCATTGTCTGACTCGGAATTGATAATAACTTTATCATTTATAAATAAAATGTTAGCTTCTAAATCAGACTGTATAGTAGCTTTTACGATTTGATAAAGTTTAGATTCAAACTCTTTTAAAAAAGTGTCAAAGTCACCTAGTTTAAACGATATCGCAGATGAAGGTACTTGTTCCATGGAGCCTAGGCCGTAAAAATCTTCACAAATCAAATCATATAAAAATAAGATTTTTTCGTCTTTTGGTAATGAACCAAAAAACTCATAATCAGATTCGTCTATTTTATATTCGTTAAAATTCATATTGATTTCCATTAATAAATATATCATACGCTAGCCATGCCGGGTCATATATATCTTTTACTTTATCAAATACTAATGGATTAAGAAAAAACTTTTTGAGGCTAAATTGTCTCAATTCAGGATTAGATATTTGTTTAAGTTCAGATAATTCTCGCATTAGATCTTCTGACAATATATCCTTTAATTGGCTAAATAATTTAGTGGGCATACTTTTTGTAAATTAAATTTAAAAACTCTAATGATTCTTTAGTAAGTGAATAGCCGTCTTTAACATACTTAATACATAACTTAACTGTAATATAATCAGAATGATCAGGCACAACTAAATTCGCATCTAATGTAGATAGTAACACTTGCAGTTTACGTTGAACATTTAAGCTAGCTTCGGTCGTTGGATAGCCTTCACAGTCAAATTGCGCAGCAATTGAGTTATCTAATAACATAGCCTCGACAGACGAAAGTAAAGAGGATCCTTTAACTGAAATATTCCTTTTTGTTAAATCTCTTAAAGCGTCTGCTGCAGCAGTTTGATCTAATAATCCTTTAATAAACTGCTCGAATGGAGCTTGTTTCATTAAGCAGTTATTTTCGATTTTTTCTTATAAACTCTTTTCTGCGTAGACGACATTGTAGCAACTTCTATAGGTGTTATTGCTTTTACTGAAACTTTTGAGTTCGGCTTCGACATTGCCTTTGCTTTGTCATTTAATGACTGAATGGTAGATTTTAAAGTCCTAACTTCAGCTTTAGTTTTAATTAAATCAAACTCTACAGAGTCTGCATGCACTTGCAATGCATTTATTATAGAAGATTTGTCAATTAACGAGTTTGCTAATTTTCTAGTTTTACTTGTCTGAATTGCAGCCCAAGTACCTGCAGCGATTGCTGCGATTGATAAAAATACAATAATCATATTTGTTTTGTTTATTTTAAAATGAAGAATGTTACATCACCTAACATATAATCCGTTCGACAAATTACTTTGGTATATTTTTCGATTAAATAATCTAACCAAACTGACGGGTTATGAGTTGCTAATACAGCTTTATCTTCATCAGCTATATCATCTGGATATCCTGTTAACATATTAAATGCAATTCCAACATTTGCAGACTCATACATTTTGTCAATACATTGTTTTGTATATTCTGTTAAGTCTTTTTGATCGTTGATATTAAACAATCCTGAGCCTACTACCCAATCATGGGTTTCAGACAAATTTAAAATATCTAAAGAGCTAACATTTACTGATGGATATTTTTCTTTAGCAAAAATTAAAAGGTTAGGATTATAGTCTATTCCTTTATATGGTATTTCAGTTTGAAAAATTCTAGTTAAATATCCATATAAATCTGCACGACCACAGCCTACATCTAAGATAGACATTTTTGGAGAATAAAATAAAAGTAATGCAGAAAAAAGTAATTCTTGTTCTTGAACAGAACTCCATCCTACAATTTGAGGTGCATTTAATAAATATTCTGGATCAATTTTTGGAGCAGGAACTTCAGGCTCATCATTGAATTCTTCTAACTCATCAGAATCAAATTCTGCTGGCTCATCTAATAAGCCATCTTCTAGAGTAACGTCCCACTCTTTAAGTTCTTCGATAGCATCAACATCATACGATTCAGTTAACTGATCTAAAGATGTTGTTTCATCTAACACTTCATTTTGAAGTTGATTTTCTTTAATAGTTGGTTCTTCTTTTTTCGAACCGAAAAGATTTTTAAACATAACTTTCTATTTATTAATAAATATCCGATTTAAGATTTTTTTGAAATTCTAAAGCAGATTCTTTTTTCAAACGTCTTGCTTCAACTCGAGCAATTTTATCTTCCATATTCATTCCTTCAATTCGAAGTGGATGAGTTCTATTTAAGTTTTGAGTAGTTTTAGCTATTAACTGAGCTAACTCCCAAGCTTTAATTGGATCTTTTTGAGGAGTAAAACAAAGCTCTGCCAAAACATCTTTTTGAGTTAAGTCTTCTTGCTCTTGCATAATAGTATACCAACCATTACTCATAGTAATTAAGTATGCGCCGGGATACTGTTTATGTACTTTTTTCTTGTATTTTTCTATTGTTTTTTTGTCTTGAACTGTCAATTGTTTCATATCTGAGTATCTTTATATCGTTAAATTGAGTTAGGCTGTTTACGTAGAAGTAAATAAGCCGTACAAGCAAAAAAGTAGCCGATTAGCTAACTACTTATTTACTTATTTTTATTTTATTTTGTCTTCTTTACAAGGCTTAAAAATTCGTTGATAAATTGATACTATAAATCCGATAAACATCGCACTATAAAGTACCACAATCGTGCCAACGATCCACGCAAACCTTCGTAAATTAGAATCGTAATTATTATCTGCCATATCATATTTGTTTGTTATTAATGTGAATCTCCTACATCATGCTTCTCGCCATAGATTAAGTAGTCAGGGTTAATTACTTTTGCTACCTTATTTCTATTTCCAGTATGGTGTTTGATTACAATACCTTCATGCGGTACTTTGCTATGTTTAATAAAGTTATTGAATACAAATTGATCTTGTATCTCTTGAGACCATGGCCCATAATACAATCTCGTAACATATGGTATTTGCATATGACACTCAATACCTAGCTCTGCATTGAGTGGATCGAGATATACTCCATTCTCACAAAGATCAAATCCTACAAACTCTACGTCAGATAAGCCATAGTCATAATTTTTTTGAATACCAGCTCCGTAAATTTCTCCATATAATATAATACCAGATCCTGGATCTAATTTTGTAGCATACTCTGACTTAACAAACTTCCAAAAGTTTTCTTCAATGCTATACTTTTTTGAAATTGTTTTCCATACATCTGTATCATAAAATCCTTGAGAGTCTGAACCTTTTTCGACATTATGAGAGCCGTACACATATTCATAGTCAATCCATTTATCACGAGTAATAAACTTTCTAACCTTATCCCAAATAGATAATTTACCTTTCTTAACAATGCCATATCGAGCATTGGTACCATGTATTTTTCTAGTAATCTCAACCTCATCATCTTCAGTAAACATTCCTGTCACATTCTTTAAGTTAGGAAACTTATAATAAACATGGAAGTTTGGATTGTCTTGGTATTTAATTTTACGACCTGAAGATAATTGCACTTGACGTGCTGGTGGTTCGTATTTGTAAATACCTAAGAATTTCATACAATCGTCACCTTCTTTTAAATTCCAATCACCCATAGTAGTTTTACCATGCAAAAATTTATATGGGATAATCAAACACTCGCTATACACTCCTCTTAGTTTAACAGTACGTACACGCTGACCTTTACGCAAATAGCTAGTTACATTTAAGCTGTGTGAAAGTTCAATAGGTATAACTGCATCTGTAGTTGCGACTATAACTAAACCACCTTCGGTATATTGTCCTTTTTGAACAATACAATTCCAACCACCGACAACTGCTTGCTCGATATTGTCGGCTCCTGGTATTGCTTTAATTTCATTAATTCGTGCTATGTAGCACACTGAATTAGTATTTTCCATTTTTAAAATTTATTTGAAATTTTACGAATTGTTTCCTCTTCTTCGGTAGTTAATTGTAATCGAGCTCGTCCGCCAATCTTACTAATAACCTCAGCCCACTCTTTATCCGAGATACTCATATTATGAGCTGGTATCTCTCCGCCTAAGTGACCTTGCTCTTGTAGATACGTAATCAACTCTTTAATCTCTCTTGAGTCGCATGAGTCTACAAACTCATCTACTTCAATGTCTACGTCTATGTCTATGTGTTGTGTAATATATGCCATTATTCTTCTATTTTTAATTCTTGGTTTATTGTTTTAACTAAAAGAAAATCTTCTATTGTTTTAGATTCAAGTTGCACTTTACGAATTTCAGCTGCTTGCTTATTAATAAATGTACCAACTAAAACTTCTCCTTCTTTAAGGGCCCAACAAGAACCTAATTTTTCGTGGTTGGTTGGGACTATGCGATATTTTGATTTTTTTCTGGGCATCATAAAATTTGAATTTTTTAATAAATTAATAAAACTAATAATTAACGTTTATTTACTACTGAATCTTTTGCTACATATTGAACTGCGCCTAATTCATTTTTCTTAGAAATTCTAACTGCTAAGTCATACAAGTCTTTAAGTGTAAATTCGTGATTCACATCAATTACTTTTGTTAAATCTCCTTTGTGATAATATGACAATTGTTCCTTTTGTAAACAAATTGCATAATTTCCAAATTTTACGGTGTTGCTAAGGGTTTTTTTAAATTCTGTCATTTTATTTAATTTTATTTTTTAATTTCTATACTATAAATTTAAGACTCTTTTTTCAATTTACCAAATCTTTTTTAAGGTTTTTTTATTCTATATAAAAATAACCATCCTCGGTCTTCATCATAAATATCTTCTTCTGCAATTACATCTTCTAATTGAGCCATTGACTTTGCGTCTAATTTCTCCCAATAGCCAATTCGCAAATGCCGATCATCATCTCGAAACTGAATTTCTTCTCGATTATGACCACTTTCATACAATACATCTTCAATAGTTTTTTCTAATTCTGTCTTTGGGGTTTCTAATGTTAATCTCATATTTCTTATTTTTTTAATTTCTATACTTAAAATTAAGGATAATCTTTCAATCTACCAAATCTTTTTTAAAGAAATTTTAAAAAATCTTTCAAACAGTAGTAACTCACTGAAAATCAATGCGTTATAACATATTGAAAATCAGTGAGTTAGCAACTTATAAGTTGATATGACTTTTATTTACTATTGGTTAAATCTTCTAAGATTGTATTCAAGCTTCGTTTTGTTTTTGTTAAAATAGCATGTTCATATGCTTTTTGTACAGTTTCTAATTTAAAATTAAATCTGTTTAATAATTCGTTTGTCGACTTTTCGGATATCTCAACATGATAAGTATAACTTCCATTAATGATGACTATCATTTTATGATCAATCTTAATAAAGATTTCTTTAAAATGAATATACCGAGTACCGGATACTGGAGCTACTAACAACTCAACTCCTTTGGTAATAATTGCTTTTTTTACAATCGTTAACGCTAATTCTTGAATTTCAGTTAATGGGAAATCCGGAGTAAGAATATCATTCTGTCTACGCCAAAATCTTCTAAGACGAACTCGAGATCTTTTAAAAGAACGTTTAAACCAATTTTTAATTAATCGTTTCATTTGTTATTTATTTAATAATTAATATTTTTTGAGAAGCGGGAGAAGGATTCGAACCTCCGACCTTTGGGTTATGAGCCCAACAAGCTACCACTGCTCTACCCCGCTATATAATAATATATAAGTAAACTTTAAATTTCTTTTAATTTATTCCAAATATATTGTTGTGCCAAAATATTTCGAGCATATCGATTAACACAAGGTCTACCAGTATTATAAGCTCCAAATACAAGACCCCAATCATTATATTTGTTATGCAGTCTGCGAAGCAATTTCATTGATATCATAACATTCAAATTAATATCTGACATCAACTTAAATTTAGGAATTGATACACCATAAATTAATTTTGCTGTTGCTGGCATTATTTGCATTGGGCCTAAAGCTCCGGCATATGATTTTTGTTTATGATTATAATTTGAATCTAATGGGCCTCCGTATCTTGTTTCTTGATATGCTAGAGAAAATGCATATGGTTCAGGAATTGAAAATTCTTCAGCGTATTTCTTAATATAGAAATACATTTGAATTGAAGGCGATGAATTAACTATATTATCATTGTTAATGTCTTTTAAATAAGGATCAAGCACTGTTTCAGATGTTACTGCTGAAGTTAATGCTATTGATATTGTGCATAACAATACTAATTTCGTAATAAGTTTTAATTTTAACATAAGCTTAATTATTTTTTAATGAGTACATGTATAATACATGTACTGTATTTTAAGTGTCACATACTAAATATAATATATTCTTTTGAGAATACCAAATCTTAATTAAGATTTTTTATACATACTTGCTATTTTAGTATCTACGTTTGCAAATTTTTCTGAACCGTCAATTCCTACATATGGAATTTTAATTCCGTCGACGACATCTTCCATATGATAAACCCATCTGTCAATATGTTGAGGATGCTTCTTTAACTCAAGAATTCTTCCAATTCTTTCTTTTCCTAAAAAAGTAAATGGAATTATTTCTCCTACTTTCCATTTAGGCTTTTTCATTTCTTTTATTTCAATCGGTCTTCTAGGTCCTCCCATAATTATATTGTTCTTTTATTTCCATGAATTACTTTAACTGTCGGAAAGCGTAAGCTCCATGATCCGGTTTGATTTTGAGTTTCTTGGAAATACTTAACGGTAATAATTTTGTTAAGTATTTCATTTGGATTGGCTTTGAAATATTCTCTTTCAGCAATACTAAAACCTGAACCTACTGACACTCGATTTCCTTTATGCTCGATTACTACATTGGAAAGAACTTCTTTAGTTACTTCCAAACCATTTTCAATCATTCTAAAAGGACCAAATTCTAAATCAATTACTTCATACTCAGCATCTTTAAATGATTTACATTTTAGCATATTTTTACTTCGCTTACCTTCATATCCTACGTTTTTACGAAGTATTAATCCTTCCCAGCCATTAGCATCAGCTCCATGCATTAAGTCTGCATAATGACTTTCGTCATTAATTAAGTCTTGAGCTACTACTGAAATGTGGTTATAATCCTTGATTAAGTCTACTAAATCAGCATATCTGTTTAAGTATTTATTAGAACCTGTCTTACTTCTAAATTCAGATCCAGTAATCATATCAAATACTAAATATTTAGGATTATCTATAGTATGATCTTTCTTACGAATTTGTTTCATAATACCCTGGAAGTCTTCATTGCCATTAGCATCAGTAAGACAAATTTCTCCGTCTAACACCATATCCTTCAATCCTAAATTTTCAACTTCTGCAATCACTTTACTTAAAGTCTCAAACTGATTGCCTTGGCGACTCCATAACGTTGCTTTACCGAACTCATCAATAATTGCTAAACATCGAACACCATCTAATTTTCGAGACGATATCCATTGATCTTTTGCAAAGTTAACAGACACCTTATCAAAGTCGGTAGCCAAAGCACAATCAAAGGTTGGAATTAAGTCAGGAAACACTTTATTAATTAAAGAGTCTCCCATTCTAATTTCTAAATCTTTACCAATAATCTTATAGATTAAATCTTTATAATTTTCATTTCGATAACAAAAATCATTAACTGAATTAATAGCTTTATGACCGGTAACTTCTCTTTTTCGAAGAATATCTAACATTTCAAATAAGTCTGAAAATGGATACAAAGTTCCTAAGTCTGACTCATAATTCTTTTCTAAATTATCAGGGGTTACATAATATTGGAATGTTGGATTATAAGTGTAATAAATTACTTTCTTAATAAACTCATCATCATATTTAGATAAAATATCTTTTTTGTCATTGATGCTATTTGTCGAGTTCAACTCGTCTACCATCAACCTTAATAACTGAAAATCATTTTGCATATTTCTTATTTTTTAATTTCTATACTTAAAGATAAGTAAACTCTTTCAATCTACCAAATCTTTTTTAAAAAATTCCTTCTTCTCTCGGATGTCTTTCACGACACGGTTGAGCTTCCATAATTACAGCAATTTCATCGATAT